GCAAGCGTCACACTTGTGTAGGTGATACTAGCAGAGGGAGTCCAGAAAGCCACACCCGCAGTTGCAGACGAATTGGTCGCAGTAGGAGGGTTTGCGTTGGTAATCGGCACACCACCAGCGGTATAGCCTGTACCAGACACTTCGCCTGACATGGTGGTAGCACCAATTGTGCCGGTGTAGTCAGAAGACGAAGCATTGAACGTGCCGCTTGCCAGCAACAAAGCACCGTAGTAAGTGTCCGCAGTGGTGGCTGCGCGAATGACGCCCACGCCGAAATTGTGCGTACCAGTCATGAGCTTACCCATGAACCCCGTGACCATTGATTGAGTATTTGCCATGTTAGGCTCCTTAAGTAAAAGATGCAGCTTCGGCTACGAATGACACTGCTTTTTTCAATTGAACATGCGCCGAACGGTGAACAAGTTCGCCCTCTAACCAATACTCGACCCAAGTCGTGTACTCGTTGTCATTATCAACGAAGCCTTCTTTTTTCTCAAGAAGAGATTCGTCCATTTCGCCTTTGGTGGTTGTGACCAGTGCCATATTTTTCCTTTATACAAGTCTAATGAGTGCGGACGTGCTGGTGTTAGCAGGCATCGTTACGGTGAAAGTGCCAGCCGATACGATGTTGTTTCCGAAGTCCAGAACACACACAGCGCCGGTTGCACCAGCCTTATAGATTAAGGCCCCACGAGCAGTGATCGCACCCGTCCAAGCTGGGCTGGAAAAGTTAATGTAGATCGTGCTGCTGTTCGGGCCAAGAGCGGTATTTACCGAGGCTGTTACTACCTGCCCACCAGCCACATAGTCGCCGCCAGAAGTCTCGCCATCCGGGGTGTACGCCGCAGTAAGTTGGTTCAACGAGGCCGAGTTTGTGTACAACGCCAAATAGAACGTGTCCGTTGCGAAGTTCAACGTCCCATTGATCAGCCCAGTCCGCAACGTATTGCAGGAGTAGTTACCCGTAAAAGCCATTAAGTCACCGCCTGTCTATATTGACCAGAACGATAAGCATCCTGACGCTCCATACCATCGCCAAGGCGTTTAGCTTGCGCGAGGGCTTCTTTGTATTTGCCATCGTACACGGCGAGTACGTCTGTCTCGCCCTTCATGAAGGTGTACGCCTCAACCAGTGAGCCGTATAGGAGCACTGTGTCAAAGTTATCACCCAACCACGAATTACCCGCAGTCGTAATGGACTCAGGGTAGTAGTAGAAATGGAGTTCCATCGTGTACACCGCATCGGGTGTTGGGCCAAGCAAAAACGTCAACTCATTCGTAATCGCACTGCCAACAATGGCGGGGCCAAACAATGCGTAATATTTAGGAACGCCCACATCTGTAGTGGGGTTTGGGTACGCCGCACGGATGTAGTTCACGTCTTTGTTCAACAAGTACTCGTAGCTGCCATCCGCACTAATCGCCGCCAAGGAATACGTGGCTAGGTAATCGTCAGGAGCCTTGAGGTACTTGTTGCCAGACTGAACGTTGCCCGTCATGTTTTTACGCAATGAGGGAAACTGCACCGTGTTGTATATACGCTGTTCCGCTTGCTGAATAAAACGATCAATCTGTTCTTTAGGCGTTTCTATCGCGCCATCAGACACGGTAAACTCCGGAAAATTATTTTCCGTGTACGACTGAATGTTATTGAACAGTTGCGTGTAATTCATATCAAGCCATTGGGCCTCGTGCGGTGATGCCTTTAGTAGCTGCGCCATTGCCACGTGTAACAACGCCGCTAGTCTTTGGAGCCTTGTATGGGTCACGACTGATGTTGGCAACAGACATATTCACGTCATTAGCAGTGAAACGGTTACCGCCTTGGTAGCCACTGTTCTTGATGTCCACGCCCGCTTCAGCGCCCGTATGAGGCTCTGCGTAGATGTTGGCATTGCCAACTTCTTTGCCCATTACTTTTTTGCTGAACTTAGCCATATCAAGCTCCCTTTTTATAGGTGAACGAGGACTTCTTCTGGTTAGCCACTTTAGCCAGACCACGACCCAACTGCTTCATTTGCAGATTGGTCTTGCCGCCCTTGGCCAATTTAGTCATAGGTTGACCGGGATGCAGCTTTTTCTCGTGCTTATGCACGGCACCAGCCACCGTCTTTTTGTCTTGCGCCAAATCTTTTTTGTCCATGATCGACTCCTTATGTCGTTGTAACCGTAACTGTACCAAGTTCTACCGCCAACACCAAGCTATTTGGCGTTAAAAGCGTATCAAACCCACTTGCTCCGCCAACAGGGTTGTACCCCCATTGGAAGACCCGACTGCCTTGCTCTGGGTACCCAAACCCGTCTTGGGTTGTGCTGTCCGTCAACAAAATCTGTAGGCCACTTTGACCCGAAACTTGGTAGCTCACGTCAGGACGCGGTTCGCGCACAGCTTGCGGGTCATTAACTGGATACATACCCAATTGCAACTGCGGTTGATCTGGGTCCCAGCATGCTGGGCAAACCTTGACCTTGAATGGCTTAGTTTTGACTACCTGCGTCTTTAATTCCTTGAGCATGTACCTCTGCGCACAACGGTCGCATTCAGCAATCGCATGTTTGCCCGAGGCGAACCGATTAGGCATAGAACATGTTCCTTGGCACGAATCTCAACGGAGAGGTATCGCGGTCTTCTGACTGGGCTAAGTCCCACTGCTGCTCGTACTCTGCCTTCAGGCCCATCACGCGCTGGGGGTCAACATCTGGCAGCTTCATGCTCAACAGATAGGCCAACCCGGCCACCATGCAGGGGATAAAACGGAACGGGATATCTTGCACGGTCACGCCCGTGCCAGCATCCTGAATACGGCGCATGCGGTAGTACACAAACATGTACTGGTTACCGGGGGCGTTAGGCGTAGGCCACACGTTGATAGCGGGCAGGTTCTGCACCGTCAACAAGGCAGTAGGCCCAGCGGTATGCGCTGCGGCAGTCGTGCCGTTCTGTCCACGGGCACAGTTGAGCAACTGATTGTTTACCGGATCAACGTTGGGGTAGCTGATTGTCTCGTTACCAATCTTGATGAACCCGGCGGTAGCCAAGCCGTCTACGTTGGACACCGTTATGGTGGTGTCTGTGGCCAAGATATTAGCCGCCAATGTTATCGTGGTGAGGTTTTCTTGACCAGACTGGCGGTTGTACCAAACTTGGATTGGGCGACCTTGTGCCAACTTGTTTGGCAGGCTCATGTACGTGGATTCAGAAATGCCGCTGATGTTGATGTCGATCTGGTTAGACGTGGCGTTGCTTTGGCGGATTACCGTGTCTAGGAGGTTGATTGTGTCCGTGGGCATGGGGTAGATAGCCTGACCCGTCACCATTGGAATCTGGCCCTGCTCTACAGTCCAGAAGTTCAGACCACGGTTTGCCCACTCAATCGTCAGCAGGTTCAGAGACCGCCGCGCTGTGCGGAAGTTGTAGCCCGTGCGAAGTTCTTGACCACAACGCTCAAACGCCTCTTCAATGAGGTCGTTCATGTCGAGGTTAAAGACTGAGGTTCCGGTGGTCTTAGCCATTATCTATACCCTGCCGTTTTCTTTGCAATTGTTTTGGGTTGGGCTACGAATTGCTTCCCGGCGGCTTTTCCTGCCCGCTTGGCTTTGGTCGTTGCAGCGTACTCAGCAGGGCTGAGACTTTTGATCGCAGCTTCTGGAAGGTATCTTTCACCTGTTTTACTAGACGGTTTTCCACTTTTGGTTCTCCATTTCTGGTCGCCCCAGTCTTTGAGGGATTTCTGGGGGGCTTTCAATCTCGATAACCCCCGCCAGCCGCCTTGTACTTCTTGGCAACAAGCTGTGCCTTACGCGCCGACCACTGACCTGCGCCAGTGCCCTGCGTTGCTGCGGCTTTTACCTGCGCCAAAATCTTCTTGCGAAGACTAGGTTTTGTGTAATTGCCAGCGGCGTTTACCTTGCCACCCTCTTTGTACTGGGTGAAATCAGTGTCATCCCGCCGCGCTTTTTTCTTAGCGCCGGGCATTTTAGATGGGGCGATGTCGCCCATACCACGGGATGCCATCATAATTTAACAGGCGTAACCGCCGCCTTTCATGGTGATCATGGCACCGCGAGTCTTACCCTTGGTAGCGATACCGTCAGCCCGTTTAGAAGCCGTCATGCCACCTTTAGCCATCTCACGGGGAGACGGGGGCTTGCCTTTTTCAGCAGTATAAATACCAGCGTTCTGCTTGTCTTCATACTTTTGAAGTTCTTTAGCCGTAGGGCCACCCTGCATACCGCGCCCTGCGCCAGCTTCAAATTTTGTTGCCATGATTAGCTCCTTAGATTAGCACTTGGCCATTCCGCCTTTTTTCATCACACGTGAACCGATGCCACCGGGGACACCAGAACCAGCCATTTTGACCTGCGTACCCTTGGTCTTGCCTTTGACAGCAACACCGTCTTTGCTAGGGGCAGCAGTTTTAACTTTGCCCATCGAGGATGCAGCCACACCGCCGCCAGCCATTTTCTTAGCGGGAGCGCCTTTTTTCTTAGCCATCATTGCCATGAAGCCGGGGTTCATTTTTGAAGCCATAGTATCACCACCTTTTGAGAATTTGCGGCCCTTGTCCGCAGTTGTAAAATCTTTCCCCACGGACTGTGGGACTCCTACTTTCTTAGCAAACGATGGCGAGTTAGCTATCGCAGCCATGAAATTGTGTTGTTTTTTACTGGCGCTTGGCATATCAAACTTTAGGAAACCAGCCCTTGCCGATCACAAAGCCGACGACCAACATGCCAAGCCAAATCAGCATCTTCTCTACAACCGTCTTGCCGACCTTTTTGTAGAACTCGCCCGACATCTCTTCAATGGCCAGCTTTGCCGCTTTCCGCGCAATGGCTTCTTCGCGGTCAGTTAGTTGGATTTCGTTCATATCAGCAGTTCCAAGCCCGTAGGCTTTTGTTGATGCGTGAATTCGGGTCGTTCGCCGTTTTCTCGCTTGTTAGCTTCTTTTTCATGCCACTCATCCTCGCACAGAAAGAGTCGCGCCGGGAGCCGCCTTCTGGCTGGGGCCGTTTCAAATTCATGCCTTGCGCTTTTGCGGAGGCCCGACCCTTGGCGTTCAAGCCGCCCGCTTCCGATTTGCCTTCTTTGCGTGTCCATGCTGGTGATTTAGCCATAATTAGCCAACTTGGTTGACCGTCACGATGACGGATGCAGTTGATGGGTATGCTGGTGTTGTAGACGCTGGGTACGCTGGGACAGTGACAGAAGCCACGCTTGGCAACCAAACGATCTGAACGTACTGCCCTGCGGTCAACGACAGGAAGTAGTTCCACCCAATAATCGTACGGGCAAAGATTGTTGCGTTTTTGCGTGCCGCCAAGCTGATGACGCCAGCAGAGCCGGGAACATCTGTGCCGTTAACTCGTAGCCAAACAGTGACGCTTTCAATTTCGTTCTCAACGTTCTGGAACTGACCGCTCCACTGAATGTTGTAATCGCCAGCAACCGCCACTGTAAGTCTTGACCCTGAAACCAGCGTAACGCCGTCCAGTACGTCTGTGGTATTGAATGTAAACGGTGTGCCAGCGGTGATGCTGCCCGTCTGCGTGGTGGTGTCCTGCCAAGCGCCGTGGTTAAAGTACTCCGAACGAGCATAGTCACCGAAGTTTGCCATCGTGGACTGGACGTTTGCCCCGCCCTGCACCATAGGAATAAGCTCCGCGCCCGTGAGGGGTACGGTTGCTGAAGGCATTGCCGAGATTTTTTGGTCAGCCATTATGAGGATTCCAATACAATTTTGTCACCTGACTCTTGCAGGACGTATCCCGGAGCGGTCTCGTCAGCAATGTAAAACGTCAACCCGTTTGCCGCACCGTAGCGATCTACAACGCCATCATCACCAACATCATCACCGGGAGTTGCGCCGGGTACATTGGCCGCACTGACATGCAAAGCAAATCCATCGCTGGTATTCGCCTGATTTGCAACGCCCGTGTAGCCAACGTAAGCCATTAAGCAACACCAGCTTGAATCAGTGTCATGGTGGCCGTACCAGTACCCGCAGTAACCAGCACTTTGATTGCGGCTACTGGAAAGGCGTAGTTGCCGTCCTGATTGTCAGATTTCGCTGCAATCGTTGGGTGCGAAAACCACACGGGCGAAGTCACGGTCTGTGGGTTGTCGAAGGTGTGCTGAACTGTGTACGTCACTGTGCCTGTAGCCACAACACCAAAACCCACATTAAAGGGGCTGATGTACAAGTCCATTGGCAGGACGTTACTGGAGCCAGTACCCGTCTTGGTCGCAATTTGTTGGCGCATGATTAATCTCCGTTTAAACGAGGGCCGAAGCCCCCGAGATTAATTAGGCTGTACGTGTGAAAACGTACGCAGTTGCGCTAGAGAACATGATGGTGAAACGGCCAATGCCCGTAGGGCCAGCAGCAACAGTCAAGTCACCAAAGCTACCAGCCGTATCAGCGGCGGCGGTGGACAAAATACCGTTGGTAGCAACAGCAATAGTCACGACATCAGCACCAGCGGTGTTGTCAACGTACAAGTCCATCACGGTGCCGCGAGTTGCGCCCAAGGCTGCGCCAAGCAAAGTGCCGGTAGGCAAAGTGATGGTTGTTGCCAACGCGGAAGTAGAAGTGATGTAGCCTGTGGCAACTTGTGCTGCGGTGGCTGTGCCGGTAGCGTTAATTGCTGCGGTAGTAGGATGATTTTGGTCGGTGAAAACCAGATTGGTGGCCGTCAAGTTGGTCACGCTTGTGGTAGCGCCAAACGTGGCGTCTACGGTAACAGCACCAGTGAGTGGGCTGATTGAAATAGTTTGGAAGCCGTTCTGCGAACGAACTGGGCCATTGAACGTGGTATTTGCCATGATGGTTCCTTACATACAAGTTAGGCGCATTAGTCTGTATGTCGTCAGCCGGGGCTGTCTAATGCACCGGAAAGCCCGGGGTGGTTTAAATATACTCCAAAAGAAAGGGGGGCACAAGGCCCCCCAATCAATTAAGCACCGGAAGAACCGTACATGCCCAGAGGGTCAGACCAGCCGAAGCTGTAACGCTCACGAGACTTGTAACGGACGTTACCAGTGTCGAAATCACCGTCCATCGACTGAGCCAAAGGCGAACGCACAAAGTGCTTCATACCGTTGGGCACGTCTGTGCACAGGAACCAAGCGTTGGTGTCGGTCAAGAAGTGGTTAATTGTGTAACCACCGGGGATCGAACCGTTGTTCTTCAATGCGTTGATATCGTTGTCAGCAGTGCTGACGCGGAGTTCAGTTTCCAGCAAACGAGTTGCCGTGAACTGCAACGATGGAGGAACCACCAACTTGGCAGGCTTGGCAGCGATCAACAGGCCACGCTCATCTGTCCACAAGCTGATCTGAATAACGGCGTTCTCAAGAGAAGTCTCGTTCAGGTCGGCAGGGGTAGATGGGACGTTGCTGTTAGTACCGCCAGACACCAAGGGGTGTGATGCGCTAAACAAAGCAACACCATCGCCACCAGCGTAAGTATTGCTGAAGCCGTTGTTTAGAACAGCAGCAGCTTTAACTTGCTTGGTGTAAGACATAGCACGAGCCAGAGCTTTGGTGTAACGAGCAGACAGGCTGTCGTACAGGTTGTCCTCGATGGCCTCTTCGGTCAGCGAGAAACCCAAAGCGATGGTTTCGTGGTTGTACCGTGCAGTCCATGCTTCCTGTGCATTGTCATAAGCGATGGCAGAACCCTCGTTTTTGACTGGTGCAGCAGAGAAACCAGACAGTTTGGTCTCTTCTTCAAAGCTACGCTCAGATGTCTCTGTTTCGTAGATTTCTTTATGCTCTTCGCCGTATTTAGCGTATTCCAGACCAAACAGTGCGTTCAGACCGGGGAGCAGTTCTTTAAGTAGTTGTGCGCGTGAAATAGCCATGATTTAGCTCCTTAAGCGTATGCCAAGCCGGTGGCGTTGTTGTACTGATGGATACCGAAGTTGATTTTTACAATTACTTCACTGTACGTAGTAGCAGTTGGAGCAGTTGCAGGAACAACGTCGATAACGCGAACCGGGAACGTAGCCGTCACTGCTGGCGAAGTGCTCAACACTGAGTAGCTAGAGTTACCTGTAGAGGTAGAACCAGCAGTAGCCAGAATCGACATGTTAGTGCCGATAGCATTCTGGGT